TGGTATAAAGAGCTAATTTAAAAACATTAGATGCTGCTGAAAAATCATGTACTCCTTTTAATAATTCGACTTTAAATGAAGTACACATTGCTTGCGTTATTGCCATTTTATAGTCTCCGTATAATTGCAGCCACATCAGCGTGGCCTTGTTTTTCTAATAAATTATTGACGGTACAAATGTGACTGTCAATAGCTTGTTTAAAATATAAGACCAACAGTTGTTCAACTGTGTCTTTAAATGCGTGCGCTTGTAACCGTATAGGTTCGGGAGATTCATCGCTTATATCAATTATTCTATCAATAGCAATTTTTGCCCATTCCTCTGGAGTATGTCCTCGATTATCGGTCGTATGAACAATAAGATCTCCTGGTTTTGCGGTTGATTCTAAATTAAGAATACTACTCATATTAAGCCTTCTTAGGTTCAGGTGGACTTAATGATGGCTCAATGCCTTCTTTAACAGAACTATCATCACTCCACCGATCAGATATTCCCATTGGCAAAGTAGCTGGTTTGCTTACTTCAGAATAAGGTTGTAGTTTCATTTTACCTGGTGGTCCTTGTAAAACTAAAGGATCAGATAAACGATGATAACCATAAAGTTTTTCTTTGAAATTTACATTAGAATCTAAAAGAGAAGATGTACTAGCTATATGTATTGCCATGCCTTCAGACAAGCAAGCAGCTAACCAAAATTCACAACAAGCTCTCCCCATTTCACCAAAATGAACATTTTGAGAATAGCTAAAATCTACGCCAAAAATATGTAGAGCTCCTATTTTGTTCCATAGAGCAAACGCAATAGCATAAGCTACTGTGTTGTTAAAATAATTGCATTGAGTATCATTAACTACTGCTTCTAAAGGGTAAAGTTCAACAGCTGGGACTCTTTCATCGTATTCTACTGAATAAACAGGACACTTTAAATTAGGCAATGTTTTGCGTAATACTTCGGTTTGACTACCAGCGTCGTCAGTTTCAAAAAAACGACTCATAGGATCCATAGCAAATACTCGATCGCAGTTAGTGACCGCACACATTGAATTAATTGCCCATGTTTCATCATAAGTTTTACTGTGAGTAAGAGATAAATGGTAATCCAATTGACTTTTACCCATTGCTACAATAGCTACCGTTTTTCCTTCTAATTCTTTAATAGGTTTTTTCATGATCTTGTTATTCTTAACCGGTCATATCTATCTTCTGAATGAGGGTTTTTACCCTCTGCCCAATTTTTTAGACGCATCATTTCAGTATCATAACGTGTTTGATAAGCAATCATTTCGTTAGGATCTAACTTCATAAATGTCGCTGCCTCTAATAATGAACCATATAATAATACGTTAGGTGCATAAGTGGAAATATAAGTTGTTCCTGAATCTCCTGCGGCTGTAAGAGAAGAAGGTTTATAAAAATAATGTAACTCCACCGTAAAATTAGAACTAGGCGTTGGTGCTATAATAAAACTATCTTCATCAAATTGTGCATAATAAGCGGGACCCCCTGTAGTAGCTTCTGCTGGAGTATAGTCTCTAATAAAACTAACGTGTTTAAGTAATAAATATTTATAATTATTACTCGAATCTATATAGGCCAAACTAAATGGCGCTAAGTAATCCGTTGGCATTCCCAAATAAGGACTATCTTGAGTTAATGTTCCAGTTACATTTTTTCTAAATCCTAATAATTCTACTTCTTTTAAAATACGTTCTTCGGCTTGCTGTATGAAGGTATCTAAAGTATTAACAAAAGTTGTTTCGTCATTCTCCATATAATTTTGAATGGCGGTTTTCATCTGACTATAAGTAAAACTCATGATGTACTCACCGTTAAAGTTCCTACATCACCAGTTGAATCCACGCCTTCCCATTCAGATCCAATGGGATCTCCTGTCACACTGGTCATTTGGTTAGGGTCAATAGTTCTCACAACCCCTTGACCTAGTTCTACTCCTGTAACTGGGCGCGGTTCGTAGATTGCTTGTGGATCAGCTACGTGTGGCACAGGTTCCAGTTGTGGACTTTTAGGTTCATAACATTCCGAACAAACCTTAAATCCAGTCCATTCTTTTTTTAATTGATGATATTTATACTCAAAGCCACATCTATCACAGATAGCAATTGAAAATTTACCTGATGCGTAAGCCATATCAATATCCGAATGACCTCATATTAGGTGAAACTTGAAAAGGCGCACGACTTTCATCCTGGTCAGCGGCACGCGCAAATTCTTCTTCATAGATTATTTTTAACGCTTGTGTTCTATCTGGCGCTCTTTTCATAGACATGTAATAAGCTAATCCTGCTGCTAAAGCGGGATAAAAACGAAACGGCATATCCACGGTATTAACACTGGCATCCGCATCTTCAATGCGAACTAAACGATTAATATATATTTTGTCGGTCGTATTTTCAGAGGCAGGCCAGATATAGAGACGCGGTGTTACTGTTTTATCTAAAAACCACTGAGTTGGACGTGCTTTAGTGGCTTTATTAGGAATATTCCAGTATTCCGCACGAGAGATTTGATTCATTTGAATATCTGTGTCTATGCTATTTTCAGTTCTTCTTACGATTACATCGAGAACATCAATAGTATAAGCATCAAGATCTTTATAAGTTTGGCCTAATGACAGAGTAAAATTAGTATTCTGTACTGTCCATTGATTGAGGCCACGATTTGCCCAATCAGCCATTAATAAATTTAAAGAACGACGCGCTGTGATACCGTCATAAGCTGTACGGTATTCGAGACCACAGCGCTCGTATGCTTCTTCAATGTATTCAGCTACATTGAGTTCAAAATCACGAGATCCAGAAGTTGCCATTAATAACTCCTATTGACGTATTTCTTATCCTTTCCTTTCTTATAGGCTTTAGAATCATAATCACCACGGGCGGTAATACCACTTTTTTCTCCGCGTTGATAACGTCTGCGTTCAGTTGCTCCTGGCATCTTATCCTCCCTTGTGCATATTCATTAAAGTTGAAGCCAAATTAGCTTGTTTGACAGTAGTGGAATCATACTTCTTAGGATTGCGCTTAACTGCTCTTACGAGTTGTTTAGTTGTCATTCCTCGATTTTTTGCTTTAGCACTAAAAGCACCAGGTCTTTTTATTGCTTTCTGAATCCACTTTTTGTCTTTAGCCATTTCTAGCCGCCGTCAGTTGTAAATGCCGTCATCCTGGTTACATTAGTTAGAACTGCATGTATGCCTGTTTTAAACAGTACGCCCGCATCAGGAATGGCTAGACTTTGGTTAGTACCAGCTTCAACACCAAAAGTCATAATAGCGGTGCCTGTGGCCGATGTATTATCATAAATAGCAATCGTCCCATCAGACCCACCACCTTCTGCTGTAAAGCCTTTAAGCCTAGATCTTCCTGTATATAGGGTAGCAGTGCTTGCGGTAGAGTGCGCATTAACATCATTACCTGTTATACGCAATGTACCTTGTGTAACTCTCCTACGGCCTCCTAAATTAGCCATAAGTTACCTCCTAGCTATTCTCGCCAGCGTCTCTTTTCTTAGCTGCGTAAATATAATCAATGGTCATAGTCTTGGCAGCAGTAGCTCCATTCTGAATAGCAATTGTCGGAGATAAGTTAGCATCAGGAGCATTAGTAGTTACCGATGTTCCTGAATCAGTGCCGTCTATGTAATAGTGAAATAACCCATCATTAGAGTTATAAGCAAATGCTAGTTCTACGTTAGTTGCATCAGCTAAAGTAGTTACTCCTGTTGCTGTCGTAAAAGTACCATCGTTACCTACGCCAAAACTAACAGATGTAGTTCCGTCGGCTTTAGTAAAGTAAACTGCGTCGTTAGTACCATCGATAACAGTTGTATCAATGTTAGCTAAACCTACAGCAATATCAGTCTGAGTTGCATCATTAACTTGAAACTTAATTCCAAAGAATAAATCTTTAGAGGCTTCATAAGTAAATCCTCCAACAGTTATTTGCATCTCGGTGCTGTCATTATCAGCTGCCGCGTTGGTTATTAAAAGTAAACCTCCATCTCCAGCGGTTGTTGCTTGCGTAGCACTTCCTGTCTCTGTAACAGTCCAGTCAGCTGCTGTGTAAGTATTAAAGTCGTTGAAGTAGATGTTGTAATAAATAGGACTTGGCGAGCCAAATAATCCTAATGCACTAAATTTGGAAGCGTTAGTGACGCCGCTTTTAAAATGTGTCGTCATGGACAGATCCTCCGGTTAATATTTATACCTTATAATCCAGCACCTCTAAGGGTGCCATCCACCTTCCATAATACACAAAAAAAATGGGGACGCAAAGTCCCCATTTCTTATTTCCGCTTGAGTTAGAAACGACGGAAATTACGTTCCTTATCGAACCTGTGTTTTACGCTCCGCTTGAACCATATATCGCACGTGGGTTTGACCATCCAAAAGAGTATCTCTCACGGGCTTTGAATCTTACGTTTCCAGTATCGAAGTCGCCTTCCATAGACGTGGAAATCGGTGTACGTTCAAAGTGTTTGAGACCATCTGGACAATCGCTCAACAAGAACCATGCATCATTGTCTGTTAAGAAATGATTTACTGCATAGCCTTGAGGAACCATACCCATGCTACGAATCGGGTTCACATCGTTGTCAGCAGAGAAAGGTAGTCCTGGAGTTTCCAGGATTCTTTCTGCTATGAATTGCTGTTGCGGGGGAACAATAAGTTTTGTTCCTTGCAACGCAAGAATTAAATTTCTGTCATCAACAAAAGTTGAAATAGAAATTAACGCATTTTCCAACGAAGTTTCGTTCAGATCTACATACGTAGATGGACGATTAGAGAAAGTTCCGCCACCCGCTAGGGTGTGAGCTGAGTTCACTAATGATAGACCATCTCCACCAGTATAGCTGGAACTGAATGCGTTATTTAACACATTCGCAGCTTTTACTTGCTTAGAATGAGCCATACTTCTGGCTAAAGCCTTAGTATATCTCGATCCTAGACGATCATATAGGTTGTCCTCAACTGCTTCTTCAGTAAGAGCAAACGCGAGAGCTACTGTCTCGTGTGTGTATCTTGCTGTGAAACCTTCACTTGCGGTGTCGTAATTGACGCCTTGACCTTCAGTCTTTACTTCAGCATTACCGAAACCAACGATTAATACTTCTTCTTCAAAAGCTCTGTCTGATGACTCTGTTTCAAAGATTTCCGCATGTTCGTTTTCGTAACGATCATATTCCATGCCGAACAAGGCATTAAGACCAGGCTCAAGTTCTTTCGCTAATTGCGCTCTTGAAATTGCCATTTACTTAATCTCCTTATGCTAGACCAACTTGCCTTTGTACCAACAAGTGATTTTGTATTACAACCATAATATTAGTGTTTGCTGAACTCATATCGGAATTTTCCGGGTCGCCTGATATATCCAATGCCTTCAAGGGTAATGTGGCTGTGGTAGCTCCTGTTGACACGTCGAGTTCCACGTAAGACCATCCACTATCTGAGGATCCAGTCCCACTGTTATCAACAATGTCAAAGTTACCAAACAAATCAGCAACAGGGAATGCTGCATCAGCTTGTACCTCGAAAACCACGTCTGGGTCGTCGATGATAAAACCTATCGCATCCGTTGCTGCGTTGCCAGGCCAGTAATTACTCCAAGTTGGCTTACTCGTAGTCGGATCAGTGTAAAAGCAGCCCCAAAATACGCCTACGATAATATCGCTTGTCGCGCTACCACCGTCTGCTCTGGCGATTCTTGTTACGATTCCGCCAGTATTTTGAGTCACTATATCACCTTGATATATGTTAGTGCTGTTAGCCGTATCAGATGTAGTTACTCTATATCTGGACTCACCACCACTCATATATGCTCCGCCGACTTTACGAGAGGGACGTAACCCAAAGGGTGCATCATTATTTGCCATTCTCGGTATCTCCGGTTAAAAAGTTATTAGCAACAAAATCCAAAATTATCTTTTGGATCCACCAAATGTAACCTGCGTTTTCCGTTCACGAGTGATCGGCATTGCAGGGTGTTCATCTTTCATAAGGTCGTTATCAACCGCTTCCATTTGAGCATCAGTTCGATTTTGATAGTAATTGTTTCTCTGATCTACAGTCTCTTGCGCTATTTTACAAAGAATTAGTCCGCCAATACCTACAGTACCAGCGTGTTCTCCTTCATTAATAGTTGGGAGATGATAGCCATTTACTTCTTCAGGAGTGACAGGAACGTAGCCTTCTCTAAAGCGATAATGCACGTTTTTTCTATCTTCCTCACCACGAACTGCCGTTCTCACCCATCGGTAATGAATACCGGGAGGTGGCTCTGGCGTTTCAAGAAGTTGAGGCGGTGCCCACGGCTTAGCCTGGACTTCTGCTTCACGGGTTTCTTGATCGCGTGGCGTTCTATCATTATTTGATTCATCGTTCGATGCTTGGGTCAAAGCCTCTTGAACTTCCGATTCTTCTACAATCGTTCCTTGAACTCTTGTTTCGTCGGTCTGGTTATCAGTTTTTTTATTTTTACTCATGACCTTTGTAACCTCACCTTATGTTTGGCATATTCCTTGAGAGGCACCCCCAGCCGTTTGGCCAGTTGTTGTTCGCTGGATGACAACTCAACTCTATTACCTTGCTTGCGTCCTCTACCACTGGTGCGTGTTGCTGAAGCGACCGTCTGGACGGGTTTACTGTCGCTTTCCACGTTTTGTTCATTAAATTTCTGCGGCATTTCTTGCCGAAGTCTTTTATCAATTTCAGAATAATACTGATCGGACTCAGTGTCAAATCCTTCTGACTCTAATTGACTGTGTACCCCAAAGGCTACATTGGTCAAAATAGGATCAACACCGAACCAGGTATTCTTTTGCGCCCACTGTTGAGCTTTCTCTGAAGGAGCGCCGTATTGAACTTCTGCTGCATCTTGAAAATTATCTTGTGCATTTGTAGGTTGCATTCTATGTTGCTGTTCAACCATCAATTTTTGCTGTGCTTGATAGGCTTCCAGCTGTTGTTTGTATTGCTCTAAACGAGATCTATCAGCAGCCGCAGTAGCAATAAGAGCTTGCGCATCGGCCATTGCTTCTGCGTCTTGTTGCTCGGTTGCATCCTTCAGCGCTTGTTTAGCTGCGCTAGTTTGTGCATCAATACGATTCTCAAATTCATTTCCATAATTTACTGAAATTTTTTCTTGAGATTGTCTCAACTCTTTATTTTGCTGTTCAAGTTCTTTAGCGTATTGCAATGCTTGTAATTCTCTACGAGCATAGTCTTTGCTTTGCTTTACTGCTTGATCGATACGATTTTGTGCTAACGCAGCACGTTTCTCTGCTTCTGTTGAATCTTTAACTCTTTCTTCAACTACTTCATTAGGCTCAAAATCTTCTTTTACTTCTTCCTCAGTTACGGGACTCAGTTCTTTAACTTCTTCTGCGTCTAATTCTACAATCGTAGGCTCATCAGAAATTTCTTCTTCTACCCTTTTACCTTGAGGCAAAGCAGCTTTATCTATTTTTTCTTCCGTTATTTCAGGAAGTTCTGTTTTTTCTTCTGCCATAATATCCTCCCTACATGGCTTTGATGTCGTCTGGATCCAATATGGTTCCAATCACTTCATCGTCATTAATCATACGTACTTCTGCACCATCTTCGAGTTCAAACCTCGCGCCCGCATACCGACCAATTAGTACCCAATCTTTTTCTTGACACCAGGTTTCGCCGCCGAATTTCCTTTCGTCTTGATAAGCAAGGGGACCAACCTTTAAAACATACGCAACTACTGTGGCTAAACTTTCACGATCAACGGTTTGTTGTGTGAGCATAATGCCACCATCAGTTATACCTTTTCCTTTATAGGGTAACT